ACACGTTAACTTGAAGGAGGATTGAGAACAATATGGTATTGGCTCGTGCGCGTAATTGTGGGCGCTTCCCTGGAATCCTGCTAGCAGGGGGCAATTGGAACAATGCGCGGAATGCAGGACCCGGATATCGCAATGCGAATAACGGTCCGACGAATTCCAATCGCAATATCGGCACCCACCTCGAGCTCAGGTCCCGCCTGAGTGGCCCTGAACAGCGCACAGGCCCGAATCCCGATGTCTTCGGGGTCAAACACACAACCGATCCGCAGAGGAGTGTTAGTACCCGTCCGGTGGAACGCTCTCCTCTGTCGGCAGGGCTGCGGTGGTCGACATGAAACGCCGGGGCAACCTGTTCTCATCCGTGGTCGCTCTGGATAACCTTCGGAGAGCGCACCAGAACGCCCGCAGGAGCAAGACGCATTACCAGGCGGTGCAGATGGTCGACGCGGACCCGGATCGGTATCTGCTACAGTTACAGCAGGACCTTATCGACCACACGTTCACGACAGCGCCCTACTCCCAGAAAACGATCTACGAGCCAAAGCAGCGGATCATCTACAAACTGCCCTATTACCCGGATCGGATCGTGCACCATGCCGTCATGCAGGTGATGCAGCCGATCTGGGATAAGCAGTTCATCTTCGATCTGTACTCGGCAATTCCGGGCAAGGGGTTGCACGCCGGTTCGTATCGGCTCCGGGAATTTCTGCGGGATCAGGAGAACACGCGATACTGCCTGAAGTTCGATATCTCGAAGTTCTACCCCTCGATTGTGCCGGAGAAACTCTACGAGATCGTGTGCCGCACTGTGAAGGATCCGGGCATGCTCTGGCTCCTGGCCGACGTCATCTTCAGCACACCGGACGGAGGGGTGCCGATCGGGAATTACCTGAGCCAGTACTTCTCGAACCTCTACCTGACGCCGTTCGATCACTGGATCAAGGAGACGCTCGGCCTGAAGTACTACATCCGGTACTGTGACGACGGCGTGATCTTACATGCCGACCGCACCCGGTTGAAGGAGATCCAGGTAGAGATCGCCGAGTATCTGAACCCGCTCGGGCTGACCTTGAACCGCAAGACCAGCATCTTCCCAGTCGATCGGTGTGGCGTCGATTTTCTCGGGTATCGCTGTTTCCGGACGCACACGCTGCTTCGGGCATCGTCTGCCCGACGATTCAAGAAGAAGGTCCGGCAGATCGAGAAAAACTACAGATTAATGAACCCGGCCGCGGTGCTGGGCTCTACAGGAGCATACTATGGCTGGCTGAAACATTGTGACGCCTACAACCTGGCGAGGACGTATCTCTACGAGAACTCCTCGCTGCGAACCGCTGTTGAACACGCATCTGAAAAAGGAGGCATATCATGTCCAAACTGGTTAGAAGCACCGTCGAGCCGGCAGCGATCGGTATCGATGTAGTCAAGAACGGGTCCGTCCGGCTCCTCTGCCGCTGGGATATCCGGCAGGTCGAGGTCGAGGATGAGATGGGCACGCGCATCGAGTATGAATACCGGGAGAAAGTGATCTGGTGGGCACTACCATCCCCGGACTACCTGACGAGGCAGGGGAACCGGCAGGTGCTCAAGGAGACCGGCAGAGCATACCTAGCATCGGTAGAGGACGAGATCCTCGGCTGGGCGATGGCAGCAGGGGTGTAAGCCATGCGGCGGTACACTCTCGCAGGGTTTGCCACTCTCGGCACCCGGCAGTCTCGCGCCGTCGAGGTTGCAGGCGAGCGTGCTACTGTTGACGCCACCCGGTCGTTTGTTGCCGCAAGCCGGCATGCTGAGGTTGAGGCCCCGGGTTCGGGGGCCGTTGACGCATCGGCGTACCGTGCCGCAGACCCGTCGTATCTCATTCCTGGGATGCGGCGGTTTAGCCTGTCTCGCTATGGCATGCCCGGTACATTGCAATCTTGTGGGGTTGCAGTCGAATGTGCTGGAGGATCTCTGGACGCCACACGCTTGTTTGCAGCGGCACCCAGGACCGTCGCAGTAGAGGCGCCCCTGGAGGTCTTGCTGGACGCACAGGCATACCTGGTCGCCGCACCCTCGTACCTGGTTCCTGGGATGCGGCGATTCGGGCTGTCCCGGTTTGCCACCCTCGGCACCCTCCAGTCTCGACACATGGCTGTTGAGGGGGCAGATGGAACCATTGTCGCGACGCGGGATCCTCTCGTCGCCGCCGCTCGCCACGCCGAGGTCGACGTGCTCGGCGGATATCTGGGCGCGCGATCGTATGCGGTGCCGGACGTCTCCGGCGGCGTTTCAGTGATGTTCGAAGAGGTGTACCCAGTATGACCGACCCCGATATCCAGTTCAAGCGCGGCTCGACGTTGCCTGTCTACCAGATCACGCTCTACCGCCCGGATAACCCCGCAACTCCTCTCCCCCTGGCCGGGGCGACGGTCCGGCTGGTCGCAAAATCCAAACTCACCGGGGCAACCGTGATCGACGAACCCTTGGAGATCCTCGACGCGACCGCCGGCCTCTGCCAGTTTAGCCGGGAGGTCGGAGACTACCTGCAGGGAGACCGGTGCAAGGCCGAGCTCGTCGTGACGTTCGGCAACGGCGCTGTGCTGATCCTGCCGACGACCGGCTACTACTCGCTGACGATCGAGGACTCGCTGATCTGACATGCCGACTGATATCACCATCGCCCAGGCCGGGACGTGGCCACTCTACCGACTGTCCCTGTCGCGAGGGGCGGACCCGCTCCCCCTCGCCGGAGTGACCGCCACCCTGCACGCCAGGCACACCCGGTACCCGGGGTGGGGGATCCGGCAGGACCTGACGATCGAGGACGCGGCCGCCGGCACCCTCCTCTGCGCGTTCGGTCCGGAGGACACCGTGCACCCGGGCACCTACAACGTCCAGGTCCGGCTGTTCTGGGCGGACGGGACCAGCACCACGCTCCCGGCGACCGGATACTTCCAGATGGAGATCGGGCCGGCGCTCGAGGCTGAGGATGCCCCGCCTGAACCCCTCCGGGTCTACGAACGGTCCGGGTCGACGCTGATGCTCAAGGCGGTCATCGACGCCTACGAGGCGATCGAGTGGACCCGGCGATGGCGGGCGCCCGGGTCCTGGCAGGCGGTGATCTCCCGGTACGCGACCGGGGCTGAGGAACTCCGGGAGGGTCGGTATGTCTCCCTGCCGCGCCGGGGACGGCACCTGGTCGGCATCATCGAGAGCATCGAGGGGCAGATGACCGACGAGGGCGAGATCTCCGAGTCGTGGACCGTCGCGGGCCGGGACCTCGGCGCGATCCTGCAGGGCCGCATCTGCCTGCACGGGACCGATGCCGGCACCGGCTACGACGAGCAGATCGACGTCGTCGGGGAGACCGCGATGCGGCATTACGTCGACGTCAACGCGGTCAACCCGACCGATCCCGATCGGGCGATCCCCGGGCTCGTCCTGGCGTCGATCGATCAAGGCCGGGGCACGGCCGTCACGGTCTCCGCCCGGTTCCAGGCGCTCCCGACCCTCCTGGAACAGATCGCGTTACAGTCCGGGCTCGGGTGGGGCGTTACGTACAACTTCGACGAGCAGAACTTCGTCTTCGATGCCCTGGACGGGACAGACAGGTCTGCCGAAATCCTGCTCTCGCCGCGACTCGGGAACTGCCTGGTCTCCGGGTACCGGGCCTGCCTCTCGGACGCCCCGACCCTGGCGGTCGTGGCCGGGCAGGGGGAAGCCGCCGACCGGGAGATCGTGGAAGTCGGGGCCGCGGCAGGGTGGGGCCGGCGGGAGGTCTTTGTGGACGCCCGGGACCTGGACGCGACCGATGCCCTGATCGCCCGCGGGGAAGAGAAACTCGCGGAAGTTGGGGAGACGACAACCCTGGAAGTTGAGTATATCCCGACCCCGACGTATCGCTACATGACCGATTTTGACCTCGGCGATATCGTGAGCGCCGAGTACCCGGGCGTCTGCTCGATGCAGGCCCGGATCGTTGCGGTGACCGAACAGTATCCATCCGGGCGGATTGTGCTCGGGCTCGGGAAAGAGTGGCCGGACCTGATCAGTCTGGTCCGGGCGCTGAGGAAAGAGAACGCGGAGATGAGACGATGACACTGAATTACGGGATTTTCGATGTGAGCGACCCGCAGAACCCCGACAGGGTGTATTCGGCGGCGCTCCTGAGTAGGATTCTGAGCAAGCATATCCGGGACGGCGTCGTCCACGATGACGGGAACGAGATGGCTGTCACGGTGACGGACCCGCCGGCGATGAGGGTCCTGGTCGGGACCGGGACCGCGATGATCCGGGGCCGGTTCTGCGAGAACGATGCGGCGCTGACGCTGGCGGTGACGGCGGCTCACGCGACCTATCCCCGGATCGACCGGGTGGTGGTGCGGCTGAACGCGTCCCCCGGGCGGACGATCGACATCGTCGTGAAGGCCGGAACCGCTGCCCCGGAACCCGCAGCACCGGCCCTGACCCGGACGGCGGAGACCTGGGAACTGTCGCTCGCGCAGGTGCGGGTCGAGGCGGGGGCGACGTCGATCCTGTCCGCCAAGATCACTGACGAGCGCGGGAATTCCTCGCTCTGCGGGGTGGCTGCGCCGGTCTATGTGCCGTCCTCGCAGGTAGAGGTAGTCGGCGCGATGAACATGCAAGGGCATGCGCTGACGGGGCTGCCGGCGCCGTCAGGGGCAACGGACGCGGCGCGGAAAGAGTATGTCGATACCGAGATCGCCGGGGCGATCGGGGGGTTCGGGATCTCGGATATCACGATCGACGCGGACAAGAATTGGAACGGGAAGAACATTACGAACGTTGGGACTCTGTCCGCGAATTCACTCATTCTACCCGAATCCCCGTTTACAATCGCCCCCGACCCCACCAAGAACGCCAAATATCTCATGAAATCCAGTGATTCAGAAGTGGCTGGGTCGATGGGGGGTTGGACGCTCGCGAAATCTTTACCCCCCCTCCCTGCAAGCGTTTTTGGCACAGAAAATTCTGTATATGTCAGTTATCAACATAAATCAAGCCACGCATCATTCACCACCTGGACGCAGATCTATGTAAATGGAGTAGCGGTCGGCACACAGCGGAGTAATTCAAGCACTTCGTATACCACATGGGATGAAGTGATTACCGGCCTTAAGGCGGGTGACATCATTCAGATTTACTCTCAGGCTGGAGAAGGAGAGGGGGAATATCCCTACGTCCGCAATTTGAGAGTTTATGGAGTAATTTTCCAGACAATCCCAATGACACCCGGAATCTGGTAAGGGTCACGCACCCACAGTATCCCTATATATACCCCGCGCCCCTATTTTCTCACATGACCAATTCCCAAACCTCTTTCTGGACTCCGGCCCGCATCGCCGCGGTGATCGGGGCCGTCCTGCTTGTCGTGGCGCTCGCCTACCTGGTAAGCCTGCCGCAGAACCAGTTCCAGCCGGCCGACCTCCTGGAGCCACGGCGCGCCGCCGACGCCGATCTCGGGTTCTGGATGGTCGACAAATACGATCAGGAGGTCGATGCGTATCACCTCCTCGTGGTGATGGAACACCCGAACGGCACGTTCGAGTGGCTGGACGGCGACGGGATATGGTTGCCCCGGCGCGCTGTCGAGGGGACGTTTAATGTGATCGGATCGTTCGACGCCCGGAAAGCGCACCTCTGATCCGGTGAGGGCATATTGGGCACGTAAGATCGTAACTTTTTAAGATCTCTCTCTCAT